TCATTGCTTATAACTATTAATGGTTAATTATTTCTTGTTATTTTTCTTTTCGTTGTTTTCTCCCCAGTATTTGAGTGCACCCTCTCTCCAGCAGTCGTAATATCCAAGTTCACCGATATATCTTCCCATTGAATGGGCACGGTAGCCTTCTACCCAAATCTTAAGCGAAGCATCGTACATCACGCTTACGGCTGCACGTCCTGCAGGTTTCTTTCCATCGGCATGCGATACGAAGATGATCAGCTTGCGGGCATTGGCTTCCTTAAAAGCGATATACTGCCGGTAACTTAGCTGCGCATATTGGAAGCTGTCCACCACAACGAAATCCGGAGATTTGCGCCGGCTCAATCTTTCGGTAAGCTCACTCATCGGTTCGCATAAAAACTGCATCCTACCATCTAACTCATGAAGTTCGTAACGCATAATGGCATCCTGGATGGTTTTGCTCTGTCCTTCTTCCAAAGCATTGTAGGCAACCTTGCCATATTTTGCCAACTCGCGGCACAGCTGCATCACAAAGCTGGTTTTACCGTTACCCGAATGTCCCCAAATAAACCAAACACCAAGCTGCTCCGGCTCACCAAAGGCATCAAACCACTCGTTTTTAAAGTGGAATGTCTTTTTGTTCATCTTCAATATCTCACCTGGTGAGTATGCTCGTGCCATTTTTGCTGTTTGAAGGGTTAATAAATACTGTTTAAATGCCGTTTGCAATACGTTTGCGGACAGCTCTCACTTTGCGGTCCACACGCCGTAAATCAAACTCGTAGCGTGAGGCATCTTTTACAATCTCGTTTATTTCTTTTTCGCCCCTTACTCCATTTGCCTTGCAGATGGCGTACACATCGTTGGCTGTGGGTTCTTCTGCCTCATAAAACTTGCGTCCAATCCTGGAATCCAATTCCTGATAGCCTTTCCAGTTTCTGTTCAAACCGTTTTGCATGCGCTTTTGCATGTAGTTGGTTGATAAGAATACAATACCGGCTTTGTTTTTCAAATGGTTGTAAATGGTGATGAAATATTACAGCAGATTATCACTCAACTTATCGCCCTCATCAAAAATAAGTAGTGGAGAGTCCATCTCTGCAATGGCATCAATGACCTGCATGATTTTTTCCCTTGCCGGCTTCTGGGTGTTGATTCGCATTCCTGCAGCCCGGGCAAGCTCAATTGAAAAGCTTGATTTTTTCATATCCTCATCGCAGAGCAAGTAGATTACGTTTTTATGCTGTGCCTTGTAATACTCAGCCGTTGCCGTTTTACCACTACCGGCTGGTGCCGTCAGCCATATCATGGCTCTGTCTTCCTGTGCCTGCCTCATGACAAATAACACATCTTTAAATGTAGGCGTTTCAACGAGTTCCCAATCCGTACCGGTGGAGGGAGATACCTGTGCGCGTACCGACTTCCACATTACATCGGAGATATTCTCCCACTTGCCGTTGAGTATGCTCGATACGGTGGATGGTGATACATTTTTAAGACTTGCAGCTGCACTATTGCGCGATCCGTACTGGTCGCAATACCTTGCCAATAAATCGGCAATTTCTAATTTTTTGTCGTTTGATAAATCCATGTGTGTATTGTTTTAGTGTTTATAATTTTTCAAGTTGTGCAAGCTCATCATAAGTGACATTACTTAATTCCTTTTCATACATTCCGATATCCACTGTTTCGTAATCATTATTTTGTTTTTTGCGCGTACGAACAGTTTTCACATTGCCACCTCTGCCGGCTATTTCTTCTATTGCTTTTTTGGATATCCCCTTGGGTGTAGGTCGGCGAAGTCCGTGCTGTTCCAACGCTACCCCAAACTCATGCTCCAAGCGAATGTTGGCAAGGTAAGTATCTACCCGTAGCTGCTCTTCCAATTTGAGCACGCGTCGTATAAAGGAGCTGCTCTTGTGGTTTGCCTCCTGGATAGCCCGATTAACACGCATGTAGGGCGTTGCTTCGGTAACATACCGCGGTCCGGATGCTGTTTGCTCGTAAAGTCTTACCCTTGTCATATCGTTGGGATCGTACTGCACGAAGAACTGTCTGCCGATGTGTTTCTTCCTAAACTCTAAATCAGGAAGTCCCTCCTCATCATACACATCGTAGGCATACGATTTTTTATTGACTTGTATTTCAATACCGGAGGTGGTAAATGTGGAAGGACGGCGGGTGATAAGCCAGAACAGCTCTATCATATCCAAGCGATCCAAAGGTGCAGCTTCAGGGTTGGTGCTTGCATGGTACATCTCACTTCGTGCAATACTGGTAGTAGGATGCGGTCGTGAGTTCCATTCATCCCTGAAAGCTGCGTAGGCTGATTTTAGTTCTTCAAGTGTGAAAAGGCTTTCTTTGTTTTCCATGATGATTTCCAAGTTGGGCCTACTTCCTTCTGATCGGGCAGTGATGTTGGCACCGGTAAACCGCCAGTCGCTCTTTAGTATTTGTTTCTGTAATCTTCCGAAAACGCTTTCAATCAATTTGGCTTGCGGACGGTAAGGAGTAGTGGTTCTCTGCATACGGGCAATGGACTGCATAAAGCCCATACTGCTGAGTTTTTTGGTGCCGCCCTGGTTATCAACCACAATTTCAAAAGGACGTGCCTGGGTGGTCTCTACTGCCATACGATAGGCATTGTATTGTGCTTCGTAATTCTCCGAATCCGAGATATGATAACCAAGCAACATTTCACTAAACGCATCCACTACTTCATACACCATAGTGGTTTTTACAACCAACTTGCCTTTCTCGTATGCTTTGTAATACAGGTTGAGTTTCGTACCATCGCCATACCAAATGGCATCGCGGTAGGATGGAAGCTGCGTGCGGAATTTATACCCGTACTTTTGAAATGCCCTCAGTTCACCATGCACGGCATCGTACCAGCGTTGTTTGTTTTCCGTAGCATTCAGATAGTTGGTAACAGATTCAACTGCCTGAAGCTGCTTCCAACCATAAGCCGGTGCTACACGGTTGTAAGCCTCAAAGATTTCCTCATCGGAAAGAATGGGCACCCTGCGCCGCTTTTGCATCACCAAAAACACTCCCCCCTCCTCTGTAATCTTCACCGTATTTCTATTGCCTAATTTACCGGATACAAGACAGGCATAACCTTCTTTTTTATATTCCCGCATTTTAGCTTTTACCCGGGCAAAGGATTTAGGAAGTGTGTGTCCCGGATCTATTCTTAGTTTTTCAACTGTCCCCTCTACCGTATCCCACAGGCCGGCAGTACCGTTTTTCAGCCCATTACGCAATGCTTTGCGCTTTTTAAGAATGTCAAGCAGCAGGTTCAATACCGATGCATTTTGTACATATTCTCTCTGAAACTCATCGGGGATAAAATCCCCATTTGCTAACCGGTACTCGGCAAAAAACCGTACAGCCTCCCGGTCGGTTACAAATTCGTCTTTATGCATGCTTTCCTCTATTATATCATACGGATTACCCCATATCCTTACAAATCTTTCCTTGAACCTTGCCGGCAAACTCTCATATTCAACCAGTGCTTCATTGCCCAAACCCTTGCCCTGTTGCAGCAAATTAAACTTTGACTCTCGTAACATCCATTTATAGTTGCTTACACTTGTAACCGTCATACCGCCTGCATCTTTCGATGCCTCCGGGTTCGGCTCTGTGAGTTCCCTAAATGTTACTGCAAGTTGTTTGTTATACCATTCCATTTATTTGCCTTCTTTTGCTCCCGCCGGAGGCTCGAACTCCGGTGCTTGCCAATCGGGATGAATTACTATCTTTGCGCTGTCAAATCATTTAAATAGTAATTGCCATGTACTATATTTTTTTTATTACTTTTTATTTTCATCGGGGTGATGAAATATATGATGTTCGCACAGTTTTTTCAGCTCATCTAAGGAAACTTGGCCTGAGATACAATAGCTCAATTTATTATCCTCAGACTGAGCTATTGTTAGATGAGATGCATGAGTTAGGATATCTTGCAAAGACTCAAGAAGGGCAGCCAGTGAAAATTCGGGAAATGAAGAAAAATGTTCAAATTCTTGCTCAAGAGATAAAGAACGATTACTCTGATGTTTCAGATTTTTCCATAGAAACGCGGAAGGTTCACAAGCTCTATCATCAATAGTTGAAGAAACGCAGTTTGTTTTTTCTAACTCATATAGGGTTTTTATAAGTAGTAAATGTTGCTCGAATAAATGATCAACATTAGGTTGGATGTCCTTTTTCATAACTCTTCAATTTTAAATTTTTCCTCAAAACTCTTAAATACGCCACGCTTTTGCGCAGCAAGCAGTATTATGGATGATACCAAAAACCATCCAACAAATGCCATTACAATCCACATTGCAGTCCCTTCTGTATCTACCGATAGTGAACAGAAAGAAAGAACCCAGTTGATGATAATTAAATACGCTTTCATAATTTCCGTGTGTTTATTTGTTAATACTTTTTCTCTACGCCCCATTTCTC